TTCTATCTAAAAGAGACAGGACTTCTTTACCGTGGGATTGGAGTGGTTTAAATGAATATTAGACCATTACCTAAACGCTGGCTAATCCATGATATCATTTACGAAGGTTACACGGGGCGAAATGATGATTGGGGAAATGACAAATTTGAAGAACCAATCACTATAAAACATGTCCGTTTTGACGATTCAACAGTGTTTAGTCGTGACAACACACAAACGAAAGTATTGGCAAATGCTGTTATCTTTGTAGATGCTAAATATAGTACGCCAATCCCTGATTTTAAAGAGCAATCGAAAGTAACTTTTAATGACAAAGAATTTGTAATTCAGAAGGTCGTGCCTTGCTATTATCCTACTAAAAACGCTGTGCACCATTATGAGTTGGAAGTGATTTAAAATGTCGGTAAGGGTAAAAGTTACGAAAGATTTAAAAGGTGTAAAGTCTCGAGTTGACAAGATGACTAAGTTGGGACAATATGCTCTAGTGAACCAAGTCCACGCAGATAGTAACTTGTACGCTCCCAGAAAGTCGGGAGATTTACGGAATCAATCATCTATAACACTTGATGCAAAATCTATAATTTGGAGTGCCCCATATGCTAGAAGGCAATATTATAATCAATTTACCCATTACACGACACCCGGAACAGGTCCGAAATGGGATCAAAAAGCGTTAGCCATACACGGTAGGCAGTGGACAAATCTTGTTAAGAAAGCGATGAAGTGACATGGAACTGGATTTTTTGACAAAACTTAATCAAAAGATTAATAGCCTCGGTCTTTATGCCCGATCATCCATTGGTTTGCTTGGCCCTGATGAAAGCCTATCGATTATGGCTATGCCTGGCGGAGCTGAAACAGTCTATATGGATGGTACAAGGGATAAGGATTACCAAGTGCAGATTAATGCTAAAAGCAAGAATCAAATGAACTGTTTTAATGCTTTAACTTACATTTATCAGACGCTTGAGAATCTACCAGACATACCAAGTGGCAACGGAAGTTATGAATTTCAAAAGATAGAAACCAAATCCTTTCCATCCCTATTAGAACAAGATGAACAAGGGTATTTTATTTATGTTTTATCAATCAGTGCAAAAATTACTATTTATCAAGGAGTTGAGGATTGATGGCACGTAAAAAGAACGCACTTACTGAATACTATGTAGGGGCAATTCCAACTGGAACAACTGAACCGGAATATTTTCGCTTGGCTAAATGGGTATCCACTGTAACGGATGATTCCGAAGAGGAAACAGAGGACCAAGGGTTTTATGATGGTGACGGTACTCCGGAAACTGATGTCATCAGCGTGAAGAAAACCTATACATTTGAAGGATTTTATGATGAGGAAGATCCAGCCATGAAATTTATCGCTGCTCTTGAATTTGAAACGGGAGAAGCACGAAAAATTATGTTTAAACAGGTTCGCACCAATGGAGATACACTCGAGGGAAAAGCTACTGTATCTGAAATCAAGGTTACGGGTGGAGAAGCAACAGAATATGCAACGTTTGAATGTACAATCGCATGGGATAAGAAACCAACAATTACAAAAGCAACAACTGGAGCATAAGAGGACTTATCGAAGTCCTCTTTTTAATACTTTAGGAGGGATATTATGGCTATTAAAATTCAAACGCAAAAACCGGAAATACCTGTTGAAATTGGAGATTTGGAATTTAGTTTTGATGTATCTGACGAATCAATCAAAAAATTCCGTGAAGAAGCGATTAAGGTACAAAAAGAACTAGAAAACCTTGCTATAAGTGATAATGAAGATAAAGCATTAGAACAAGCTAAAGAAGTGTTGAAACGTGGTTTTGAAGTCATGCTTGGAAAAGATTCTTTTGAAAAGATTTATGAAATATCTCCATCTGTCATTGTTTGTATGGACTATTTTATACAGTTAGCAGGTGGAATTGAAGAAGAACTTCGAAATATGGGGTTTTCAAAATCTCAACAAGAATTAGCAAAGAAATATATACAAAGCAAAAAGAAATAGGTGATGGCCATGGACTTGGCTTATCCTCTCACAGACACTGTGGAAATTGACGGAAAAACGTATAAATTAGATTTATCGTTTGATAACGTTTTACGACTAATAGATATGTTGAATGACAAGCAATTAGACGACATTACACAAATTGAAACAGGTTTATACATGCTTTTAGGTGTAGAACTTGATTATCCTATACACAAAAAAGAAGAAATTTTTTACCAAATTTTCTATGAAACGATTGGGAAAGAAGTAGAGGAAAATATTCCAGTAGACATTGAAGGTAACCCAATGCCTGCAAAAAAAGAGG